TGTGTATTTCACAGTTCCAAACGGTGAATTAGCGGGAGTAGCTGGAGTACAAGAAGATGGCAGAATCTGGATGCTATGTACACCAGCTATTCATAAGTACCCACTAACTTTTGCAAGAGAAGCTAAAAGATATGTGGAAAGTAGACAAGAGAAGTTGCTCTGGAACATCGTTGATAAACGAAACAGAGTTCATATAAAACTACTCAGATTCCTAGGGTTCAAATTTTTAAGGGAATTAAAACACGGACCTAATAATTTATCCTTTATGGAGTTTTGCCGTGTGTTTAGGAGCACAAGCGAGAGCAGCTAATGAAAATGCTCGAAGACGATACAAATACGAAAACGAGCGTAGAGAACGTAAATGGATGCAAACGATATCCATTTATAATGCTCAAAAAAATCAGTATGAAATTGATGTAGACAATGCTGGTTTAGCTCAAGCTTATGCTCGCACTAATGAGCAGTTTGAACAAAACAAAGCTAGAGATGCTGCACAAATAAAGTATCAAGAGTTGTATAGAGATATGGTTGAAAACAGTGATTATGGGAAGATTATGGCTTCCGGTGCAACTGGTCAATCAGTCCGAAGAATGAAAACAATGGAACTTGCTAAGTATGGAAGAGATACTTCAGAAATAGCTAGACAAGTTTTATTAAATGATAGAGAACTTGCCAAAACTAAAGCAATGGAAGTTTCTAAATTTAAAGCATATAAGGATCAAGCATTTGCCAAGGTTGCATTTCAACCTATACCAGATGTTGAACCACCTGTACCAGTTATGCAAAACGTTGGAGCAGCAGCATTTATGGACGCTTTATCTATTGGTTCAAAAATAGCGGGGTTTTTTTAAATGACAAACAGTTTTTTTAATTTTACAGAAGCTGTGGACTTTGCTTCTGTACTACAAGATTCTTATGACGATATAAATCAAGGTTATGAGAGACGTGAACAACTCGAAAGAGAGAATGATAGAACACGTGAAATAAATGCAGCAATGCCTATGAAAATGATTGAGTCTTTAGCAGACTTTTCAATTTCTGTTAAGAAGGCAGCTGACAAGATGAAAGAAAACAGATATGAAAAATTAGAAGAAGGTGAATACAACAAAGAAGATCCAAACGAACAAGCTAAATATAACGCTAATACTAAATGGTTATATAGTGAGGGATTTCCCGGGTATAGAAAAGCTACTAAAGTTGCTATAGAAAATAACGACAATGCTGCACAAGAGATTTTAAAACAAGCTCCCTTTGCTCAACACGATGACAAGATGACTACTATTCAAGGCATCATGCAGGGTGTACCACAGTATTGGCATAGTGGAGGATTTGCTTCAGCTTATAAAGCAGCAACTACAGCTGCTGATCAACAAGCAATTGTTAAACAATTTACTGACCAATTAACAATAAAAAATCCCTTACTTAAAGGAACTAATAAACATTTAATTAAAAATACTGTAGGTAGAAAAGTAAAAGATTATATTTCTACAGTTGCTCCCGGTGGACAAAAAGCTTTAACTGATCAAGCTGATCAAGAATACGAAGCAATAAAAAATAATAAACTTTTACAAGCATTAGATCCAGAAAATAAAGAATATACCTTTGAAAATTTTAAGCGTGAATACAGTTATGACTATCCCAATGGTATGGGAGGAGCTTCACACGATACAATAAATCGGCTTTTTAAATTATCAAAACATACTGATCATGTAAGTACTGATCAAGTTAGGCAAGCTATGAAAATGGATGCTGGCGGTATGCCTTATGAAGAAAGATTTCCGCTTATTGCTGGCAAAATGCATCAGGATTTAGACAAATTAGATAAAGAACAAGCAACTGCTGATAGAACAAAAAAAGATCAAACTTATGACACTATTAATGAAGCTGCTTTAACTTATGCACGTGAACAATTAGCTGAAGGTACAGATGTAGAAGTTATTAAAAGAAATTTATTAGAAGTCCAAGGTAACAATAGACTTGCTTTTGCTAAGGAGAACAAAGATATAGAAACTTTTATAGAAGGTTTAGATCAATCGTTTGATTCTTACATTGCTGATAATGCAGCATTTGAAGAAGCTTATACAAAAGGTCAATTAACTGTAGAAGAAGTAGAAGCATCTAATTTTGAACTACAAAAGAAATGGTTAAGTAGAGCACAAGCTCAAGAAAAAGCTCGTACAGATAAAAACTATAAGGATTCAAGAAGTGCAGTAGAACAAATTGTTAAAAGCAAAAGTAATCTTTGGAAGTCAAGTAGTCGTGGTTCTTTAATGCCACATACAAATGCTGTAAGAGGAAAGTTAGTTCAAAAGTTTGAAGAAGAATTTACTAGATTAACTGATGCTGGCGATCCAAATGCTGCTGTCAATGCAGCTCTTGCTGTTGAAACTTATTGGACTAAAAATGGTGGTGGACAAGTAGCACTAAGTGAAGAAGATGGACGTTTGTTTGTTACTAACTCTGAAGGTATATATGAAAACTATATGCAATCAATTGCTCCATCTACTACTAGAAAAAATGCAGAAACTGCTTTAACAACAGATCTTTATAGTACAGCTGTAAAAATTGAAATGGCTGATAATAACATTCAACAAGCTTTAGATACACCTAATGTATTTTTAAGTGAAGCTGAAGTAGTGCAAGAAATAACACGTCTTGCATCTAGAGAAGGATATAGTCCAAAACTTAAAGCTTTAGCATCTTTGTATGGTAAGCATGAAGCAGTTGGTGGTACTAGAGGAATCCTTGAAAGACAAGCAGCTGTATATGGAATACCACCAGAAAATATACCTGAAGAATTGCAATCAATAACTGAAATATATAGTCAAGGTGATCCATTTATAAATTGCCTTATAAGAGAAAAGGGTTTTGAAGGTTTATCTACTAACCAATTGCTACGGCAATGTACATTTATATCTGAAAAAGGTACAGATGATGAAGAATTAGATATACCAAAAAGACCAGCTTTTCAATAAACATTATTAATTACTATCATGCCAATTGATTCCCAAGGGGATCTTGAGAATGGTGAAGAGCTTACAAATGAAGATCTTATTAATATTAAAGATCAACTTCTAGAAGCAACTACTGCTCAACAAGAGGTACAAGCAACTGAGGAAGCAGCAGCTACGGCTGTCGAACAACCTGAAACTCAAGGTACTCTTAACACTCAAGAAAGAAGAGATGCACGAAAAGGTGATGCATCTAAAAACAAAGATTTATTTAAAGTAGATAATCCAGAAGGAACTTTACTTGGTCCTAATGCAAGCACTAAATTTGCTAGAGATTTTTATGAAGTAAGTTCAGCTCCATCTCAAGGTGTCGTTGACACAATGACTGATGCATGGAACTTTGCAACAAGTGCTCTGCCTTATGGAAATAAATTAAATATTGAAAAACCTAAAAAGTATGAAAGCGATGTAGCAAATGCTATAAGAAGCATATCTGGACTTGTAATACCAAGTTTAGGTCTTAGAGGAATGCTTATAAAAGGAGCAACCAAAGTACATTTATCTGGTAAAACAGCTCCATGGTTACAAAAACTAGGCAACAGACAATCATTTGCATACTTTTCTAAATTTGGTGCTGATGTTGGAACTGGTGCAGCTGTTGATTATGTAGCTGAACAGAACAAAGTAGATGACAACTTATTTGGTACTTTAAAGAAATACTGGCCGAGAACATATCAATTTATTCCTGAGACATGGGCAACTAATGATGGTGATAGTCCTGACATTAAAAGACAAAAGAATGTAAATGAAGGAGCAATTCTTGGATTATTATCTAGTGTTGTTGAAGGAGTAGCTTACATAACTAGAGCTGGTCAGAGTTTAAAGAGAGTAACTAAACTTACTTCTGAAAATCCACAACTACAAAAAAGATTAAATGGTTTAACTAAAGATGAATTTTCTGACATTAAATTTGCAGAAAATCCAATCGAAGACACCATAATGCGTAATGCAGCTAGAAGAGAAAAAGAACTAGATAATTTAGGTGCATATCTTAAACGTTCTGACCCAAACAATAAAAATCCTATTCTTGGAGTTGATGATGTTTTTGACCCTACAGAATCTGCTACTAGAGTAAAAGATGCTGATGGTGTATTAGGAGCTGCTGTTGATGCTGCACGTATAGCTAAAAACGTTGATACAACTTATGGACGATTAGGTAGTGTTGTAACTGAAGCATCTCTTAAATATGGTTTAGAAGTAGATAATAGAACACAAGAAGTTTTAATTAAATCATTAGTAGAAGAAATTAAAACTGGTGGTAGATATTCAGCTGAATTAGCATCTGGTAAAAAACTTACATTTGATGAGATTGATGAAGCTGGTACTCGTTTATCAGAAATAATATCTGACCCACGCATGTCTCCTGGAGATATGAAAAAATTACTGGATGAGACTAAAAAAACTTTAGAAGATGGAGTAAATAAAGTAGTTGGTAAAGAAGGTTATAACGCTGTAACTAAAACTATTAAAAAGTTAAGTAATGATCTTTTAGATTTAGATGCAAAGAAAGCTAGAGCATATTTAGCTACATCACTAGCTGGTCAGGTATCTGACGTTGCTGAAGGTGTCAGACTTATGGATGACAACATGGTAATGGAAAGAGCTATAGATCAAATAGCTGACCGTTTGGAATATTTATTAGTTGAAAAAGGTATAGCTGCATATGATGCTGGCTCTACTCTTGCTTTTATGAAAACTTGGAAAAATGCAAGTAACACTAAAAATCCAAAAGTAATGCAAACTGCTGGCGAAGCAATGATTTCTGAACGCGAGCAAACATTTCTTGATCTTATACCAAATGCTAAAAACTATGCTCAAACTTTAAGAGATACAGCTAAAACAAATCCTGATTTCTTACGTCCTTTATTACTGGCTAATGAATTAACTGACGGTGATATAAATTCAATGTACCAACTTAATAAGATGGTATCTGAAAAGTTAGGTGTTTTTAAAAAAGCAATTATTGATGGTAATCCTGATGTAGCACCAATAATAAACAGAGCTTGGTTTAGTAATGTTTACAACTCAACTCTATCTGCCTTTGCCACACCTATTAAAGCTTTACAAGGTAACTTAGGTGGTTTAACCGCTAGACCTATGGCAACTCTTATAGGTGCTGGATTAAGTGGAGATTGGTCAGAAATAAGAAAAGCTCATTATACATATTTTTCTATGGATGATACTTTAATCAATGCTACTAAGCATATGAGTAAAGTTTATAGAAAGGTAGCTACAGATCCTAGTAAAGTCTCTTATGTAATGAGAGAAGATATTGCTAATAAAGTAGCTGATGAATTAGAAATACTACAAAGTTATGCCAAAGCTGCTGAAGCTAATGGTGAATACGGACCACAAGCTTTAGTTACGTTATACGAAAACTTACAAGCTATGGGAGATGACCCTTGGCTTAGATTCGGTGCTAATAGTATGACTGCAATGGATGGATTTTCCAGATCAGTTGTTGCTAGTACTGAAGCTAAAACAAGAGCATTTAATCAACTTGTTAAAGACGGTAAGGATTTATCTAAAAAGAATTTAGATGAATTATCAGAAAAAATAAGAAAAGATATGTTTGATGATGAAGGCATGATTGATGATGCTGGAGTCAACTATCTTAATAGTGAAATAGCACTGAACTTAGATAGCGATACAGTTAAAGGATTAAATCAATTAGTAAATAGATATCCTGTATTTAAACCATTTCTATTATTTCCACGAACATCTGCAAACATTATTGATACCTTTGGAAAATATAGTCCAATGGGTATTCTCTCTAATGATTATAAAAAGATGTGGGGAACATTTGGTAATAAAAAGATTACTGATTTTGGTCCCGAAGAAATAAAAGAAATACTTGAATCTAGAGGACAAGTCTTTGATGAAACATACCTACAAAAGTTTAGAACTATAAGACATGAAGTTAAAGGTAAAGTTGCTATGGGTACTGTCTTTACAATGCTTGCAGTTAATGCAGCAATTGGAGATAGGATTCATGGAAATGGTCACTACAACAAAGCAAGGCAAAGAGTTAGAGATTCTTTAAATTGGAAAAAAAGAAGCTACAAGATTCCTGGAACTGAGACATGGGCTAGTGGAGATATCCTAGGTCCATTAGGTGACTGGATGTTTACTGTAGCTGACGTTGTAGATAACTTTGATTTAATGAGTGAAAAAGGTATTGAAAATGCTTTACAGAAATTAGTTTATATATTTGCTTCTTCAATTACTTCTAGATCAGTTTTATCAAATCTTGAACCTATGAATGACATATTCCAAGGTAATGGATTTGCATTTAACAGATGGGCTGCCAGCTTTGGAAACAATGCAATGGGACCAATGGGTTCTTGGCGTAATGAAATGGGTAGGATTATTAACCCTGCTTTACGTCAGATTAAAGGTGGCATGTTAGAAGGCTGGAGAAATAGAAACGGTTGGTTAGATTTATTTGACCCACAAGGAGCATTACCTGAAAAGTTTGATCCTATTGATGGAACCAGAGTGGGTTATCCAGAAAGTATATGGATGAGATTTGCTAATACATATAGTCCTATGAAATTTTCTGAAAGTATTAGTCCAGAAAAACAATTCTTAGTAGATGTTGAGTATGACTTACTAACTAAAGTTAATAGAAGTATTGGTGGTGCTGAATTAGAAGAAAGAGAAAAATCTGCAATCTTTAGCAAGATGGGAGAGCTTGGAACTTATAAAAGAGAAATAGCAACTATTATGAAAGATGCTAATAATCTTGTTTATAACAGTTCTAGATATCCAGAATTAAATGGTATTAAAGGTTTTATAAATATTGTCAAAGCTGCTAGAAAGATGGGTTTATCTAGTGAAGATTTACCTAGTGAAAAATTTAAAGGAGTATTTGACAGATTAGATAGAGCATTTAGTGATGCTAAGAGGCAGGCAGAATTAAATTTAGATCCAGAAATATTAGCCAACATTAGACAACGTGAATATAACAAGCGTGTCAAAGAACACTATGTAAAAGAAGGAAATATAGATCAAACATTACAACAAACACTAATCCCCACCCGATAATCCACTCGCCACAACACAACTAAATAACTAAACGTTTGTAAAAAACAAATGGCGACAACTGAACATTTTAGAAACGGAGGGGGTACGACCTTTTCCTTCGTTTTCCCAATACTTGCGAATAGCGATTTAAAGGTAGAAATTTATAACGATACAACGAAAGTATGGGACCTCAAAACTGAAAACACAAGTGGTCAAACGGATAATGACTACACAATATCAAACACAAATGTAGTATTTAATAGTGCTACTCCATCCGGTACA